CACTCACCTTGACGTGGCGAGGATACCAAGCAACAATCTCACCAACTCGCATAGAGTTGATGTCGTAGCCGCCAGTGACATTCGGATTGAGCGTCGTGTCGACTGGAACGATCGCCGCGACACCCTTGTCGAAGAGCGTCATAGCGATGTCTTGGCGAAAGGCTTGGGGAGATTGGTCGAGGTTCGGCTCTACCTTCAAGCAGTCGTTGAGACCACTGTTGACTTCCTCAGCGAAACGATCGTTCTCGTCCAATCTCACATGACGAATAGCGACAGATGCTACGTCGATACTCAGTCGTGTGTAAATGGAGTTGATGATCGACTTCTCAGTCGAATATGTCGTTCGCTGTCTATACGGTCCTCGAGGTTCGAAGTTAGCGCTGCCGTAATTGAACTGCTGCGTTACCTCCAGATCAGGCCTGGCGAAGGCGTTCCAAGCGTGGGCCAATCTATCCATGAGTTTGCCCATGAGTCACCTCCTTTCTGGCAGGTCTAGACAACAGTCTACTTGAGAGTTTGTCGAGCTTTCTCGGTCTGCTTCTCGATGTTCTTCACTGCGATCTTGTTTCCGACGATCACAGCGGCGCCGATTGGTCCAGCGAGAAGAAGCGCTACAGTTTTCTCGCCTCGTGTCATGCGAACTGCGTTGGCTCGGTCGTCGCTGGTATCGAATTCCTTAGCGGCAGCCTTGGCCTTCTTCTCGTGAATCTTTGCGTCACGACTGTTGGTGGCTGTTGCTGCAGCATCTTCTCGGCGTTGGAATTCGCGAAGACGATCGTTCTGTCGTTGACGAGCAGCATGAATGTCGGCCGTGCTAGGTCGAGCTTTTCGCTTACCCCATTTCATGCCCTTGACGCCATGGTGAGCGAGCTCGTTGAGAGGCGGTTTCTCCTCTCCATAAATCAGTGTCATTCGAAAGCCTCCTTGTGGGCCTTGTAGGCGACGTAGGCGTCCATCATGGCTGCCACGTTGTCGATCTTCTCGTCTTGCCGACGCTTGAGAAGTTTCCGGTTTCCGTTGGTGTCCTCGAGCGTGATGGCGTTACCCATCGTGAAGGTCATCAGAGATTCATCGAATATGAGCATCCGCTCGGAAGCAAGAATCTTCAACTCACCCAGAGGAACAGACTCAGTACGAGCTCCCTGAATAACTTTCTCGATGTAGTATGGGCCATTCTCTTGTTCCCAGCGTTCCACAAACTCTTTGGCGTTGTATGGGTCGAAACCCAGCGCCCGAACATCGTATTCGGACTCCGCAATATGCCTGTCGAGATCCTCGTAGACCTCCATCATGTCGAGAACCGTCCCACTCATGATGTGAAGGGTGCCCTCGTTGATGAAGTCTTCGTACTTTGCTCGAAGCGCGCCAGGAAGTTTCATCAGAGTCAGTTCAGTGATGTAACTTCGAGTTTTGACGCCGAATTTATCGTGACGAAGCGGGAAGAGAAACGTGAATGCACAGAAGTCGTCGCCCTGAGACAAGTCGGCGCCCAGTGCGCACGGCATTCCCCAGAATTTGTGTGGGCGATGAGCTACAGTTTCTTCGTAAGTGAAGAAGTAGGTATAGCCTTCCATCGGAATCCCAAATCGCTTAGCGAGAATATCGTTCCTGGCAGCCGGAGCTTTCTCAGCTCGCTCGACATCCAGGTGATAGGTCTCGTAGGTGACTGTCTTTCCGATGTTTGGATTTGCCTTTACCCACATGGCCGGGTTAGCGACTTCCTCAAGTTCGTCCAGCTTGTAATGCCAGATGGAGATATGAGGAGCGTGGTACTCACCCTTGAGAATGTCGGCGAGCTCGAGCTTGATGGTGTCCCCAGAACCGTTTCGCACAGTTCCTTCGGAGCTGATAGCCACAATGATGTAGTCATCCAGCTTAGAGGCGCCTTGTTCGATAGCGCCAATGACGTCTTCTCGAAGATCTCCGGACAACCATTCGTCAACGGTGGAAACTTTAGTTCTGAGGCCCTGCAACTTGTTGATCGACATAGGTCGGATCTCAAGTAGCGAACCGGTTAAGAAATTCTCGACGCCCTTCTTTGTCGAGGCCAACTTGACACGGTTGGCTCGAGAGCCTGTCGTGTTTTGGAGAGAGCCCTCTGTCAAAAATTTGAACAAAGGCCCGCGTGCGCGCGTGATAGCAGTTCGAATTGGCGACATGACCTCTTCGGCTTGCTTCATCGTGGGCGCAGTGGTGATCTGATGTGTAGTAGACGTATCGACATTCAAAAAATAGTTTTGAATGAACGACGCGTACATCGATTTGGCTGCACCTCGCGCAACGATCAAATATTGCTTGGTGATCAATCGCTTCTTGATGCGCTTTCTGATGTACCTACCACCATGACCGTCTTCAAAGGGTGTGTATACGTCGCGATCGACGAAGTAAAACCATCCGAAGATTTGCTCACCCCAGAGTTTGAACGAGTCAAGCAGATGAAGATCTCCGCCATCAGTCAAAGTCAGTTCATTCTCACAATAACGAATCCAACCCTCGACTGCCTGATCGTCGTAGTAGATGTTGGGGTTAGCGATGAGAGCGTTGATACGGTTCATCTCCATCGAGATTTCCCGGTTCACCGGAATCTCGCCGCGAATAACCGCGTCGCGAAACTGACCGTAATAGATCGGCGTCGCTTTGTTCGACAAACCCATCGCTAACCTCCTTTCACATTCGTGCGGCCTTCAATCGATCGTCGATGAAGCGCTTCGACTCGGACTGAGCGACCTGGGAAACGTTCTGCTTTCCAGTGTCGATCAAAAGCTTGGCGACAAACGACTTTGCCTTCTGTGTTCGAGTCTTGTCGATCCCGCCGGAGAGCTTCGAGAATTCCTGTTCGAGCCGCATTCGCTTGATCGCGGCTTCAAGTTCCTCGTTGCTGAAAACCTTGGTGGTTTTCTGCGTTTTGGCTCTCGACTTGATCGTTGCGGTTCGCGTTGAATCGGCCGAATCGGACTCGGTCTGACGACTCTTGCGTTTACCCCACTTCATCCCTTTCACACCGTAGTGTTCGAGGAACTCAGCTCCCCGGTCGGCCGTGGACATCATGACCTCCAGGTCGTCGTTGTTGAGACGGAACGTCGGGCCGTCCGAATCTTCCGTCCACAGAGCAATGCGGTCAAAGTTCACCCAGGTGACTCCGTAGTCCCGATCGATTTCATTCGCCGGGGTTTCAGGATAGCCAAGGGTGAGATGAGGAGTCCATTCCGGATACTGCTCGGTTGAATGGTAAGCCTCGTAGATGTTTCGGTTGGTGAGCAAGTTCGATCGGAAGTTCATGAGCTTCTCGTAGTTGTAACTCTTCGAGAAAAACAGAACGTCTGCGTGCTTGTCGCCGAGTTCGCCGCGGTAGTCGACACTCATCCCGAAAGGAGAGAGCATCGACGCCGCGTGCTGTACAAATCCGAAAACATCAGCAAGTTTCTCGGGCGGAAGCGGAGACTCCCCAAGAAACAGAAGAGTCATGTGCGGCTCTTTCTCGCTGGAGAGCTTCCGCACAAGATCGTCTTCTGATGGAAGAGCCACAATGGTTACTCCGAATTGAGAATCCATTACAGCTCCTCCACGAGAACGGGATCGGGGTCAGGATCAGTCCAGATAGTTCCTTCCATCTGGACGTTGAGACGCCAAGCCATCTCTTCGGCTTGCTTCTCGAGCGCCGAAATTGCATAGGAGCTCTGAGGCGGGTCGAAGAGTAGCCGAACTCGGAGATAAACGTACGACTTCACCGAGTTGAGCCGAGGGTCGGAACCGAGGAAGGTGTCCCATGTGGCGGTCTTGTCCTCGATCATGAAACCCTCAGCTGGTCCGACTCCAAGTTGTGTCAGAGTCGAGAAGACCGAGTTGATGTGGGTGAGGATGTCGAGGTCGAAAGCCTCGTAGGCTTCCTCGATTCCCAGAATCTTCTTGGTGCTTGTGAGAATGCTGTCGCTCATGTTGGTCACCTCCCTCGGTTACCTACCATTTTGAGGTTTGGTCAGACCTTCGGCGTGGTGTTCTGCACGAGCTTGTCGAGACGAGCCAGCTCGGCCTGACGGTGTGCCTTGACGTCGTCGAGGATCGAGTCGCCGGAGCCGGCCTCGTCCCTGAGGAACCGAGCCATGTAGTCGCCGAAGCCCTTCTCGACGCCGGCAGCGACCGAAGCCTCGAACTCTTCCTTGCTGTTGAACAGCGCCATGATGTCTTCCCAGTCTGCTGGAGTGGTTGAAGTGACAGGAGTGGCAGGACGACGAAAGAAGTCATACCACTGTTGAACTTCGCGAAGAAGTTCGGGAAAGATCGAATCGATGTACGGCCCGGCGCAGTCCGTCGCCTTCCAGTGCTTGTGGACGAAGACGTTGCTGCGACTCGGACGAGGACGACCGTCGATCACGTTGGCGAACAGCCAGCCGGCGAGGCGGGCTGCAGACTTCCAAGTTGCCTCGGCGACTCGCCAGGTCGGCGAGAGAGTCGAGTTGGCCATCTCGATGGAGATCGACTCGATGTTGCCGATGGTGTTGCCGGTCGCCCAGGCATACTCCTGAACGCCGACGTACTGACCGATGCGGCCGGAACTGTCGGACTGGAAGTGAGCCGAAGCAGGTCGGGTCTTCCAGACATCGAGGATGCCTGCGAGGGAAAGACGGCCGGCGTTCATGTGGAACGTGACCGACTTCTTCTTGTAGGACTTGTGGGTGACGTGACCAGTGGCGTCAAGGCCGGCGATGAAGTTCGCAACAGGCCTGTCGTACTTGATCGGAGCCGCGGTCACTGGTCGTCCTCCTCGAAGTCGCTCTCGGGAATGGCCGTGAGGTCGCCGGGACCGTCGTCGGTCTTCCGCTCGAGAGCAGCCGGGACGTCTTCGTCGTCGTAGCTCTCATCGACGCTCTTCTGAACGAGCTCGTTGATGTTGGTGATACCCATGGTGTCCTCCTTTCACCAAAGTTTTGTGTCGCCAGGCCTACGTTCGACGAGAGGCTGGGGAAGAAGTCTCTCATCACCGTAGTGGATGGCATTGTGGGTTCGGTGCGTAGTGGTGATCAAGAACTCGGGATCAAGGATGCTCGAGTTCCCTTCGAAAATGTCGTCAGGCTCCATGGGATTCATGTGATGCACGTAGACTCGATCATGAATCTCGTAGCCTTCAACACCAAGATCGCAACCCAGGTCTCGAGCGATGACGTGTTGACGAATACGCTTCCATTCAGCGGATGCGTAGAACATCTGGTTGATGTAGCGATCGAATCCGAAGGTCGTATCGCCTACACCGCCTCGAAGGGCCAAGTACTTGAACCGCTCGTCGAAGGTTCGGATCTTAGACAGTTCTGAATAAGATCTAATCCTCGTAGTCATCATCCTCCATCGGAGGTTGGCCTGCGTAGGACCGCATAGCATTGAGTGCTTCTGCGTACATCGCTTCAACTCGCTGTTGAGAGGCCAGCGTTTCGATCCGAGTCTGAGTCAACTCATTCTCCATGCGAATACGTTCTTGTTCGAGCTTCTCGCGTGAAGAGCCAAGCTTGAGGTAATGCGTGATCACCTGAGCTGACGCTGTTCCCTCTTGAAGTTGCTTCTCGGCAAGATCAACCGCCGCAGAAATGAGTTGGTTCTCTCGAGCTTCTGGAGTTGCGGCCGGTGCCCTACGACGTTTGGGCGCATCGCTTTCACTCATGCGTCTCGCAGGCATTGGCTCAACTCCTTTCGATGAATTACGGCCAGAGCTTCATCACTTCTACCAGTGTGACGAGCGCCAGACCCAGTGAGATGAACGGGATGGCAAGGGAAGTCGGTCTCCTCGAGAAGCCCAAGAAAGTTCCGACACAGAATGACACGAGTGCGAGTAGGTAGAAGAGCAGATACAACGTGTTCATCGTTCCTCCAGCGTAGTTCTGACCTACTTCCCACCGGCTTTCGATGGGAAAGTTTGTGCCAAAAGTTCCCCCGGGGCAAAAATGAGG